TTAGAGAGGTTAGAGAGGTTAGAGAGGTTAGAGAGGTTGGAAAGGCATACTGGCTCTTATGACCAGATTGAGATTCTACCTGACAGCGTGATTTATTGTGATATTCCTTATTTTGGTACTGATGACTATGGCGTTGAATTTGATTTTGAAAAGTTTTACGACTGGTGTGAGAGACAGACTGAGCAGGTTTTTATTTCGTCTTACTGGATGCCGGAAGATAGATTTACCTGTATTAAAAAAATTACTCATCGCTGCAGCTTGAGCGCGGTTGCGAATAATGCAGTAGTTGAAAAGGTTTTTATGCCAAAAAAGCAGGCTGAAAAATATCAGATTCCAGGATGTTTATTTAATTTTGATGAGATGATATGATGTATACAGAATATGATTTTTATATTGAGCGAATGACGAGTATAAATCCAGCTTTAGGAATTGCTTTAATGAAGCTCATAAATGAAAGAATTGAAATCTTGCAAAATTGGGAAAAGTATGTTAATTTTTAAGAGGATACAGATTGTGTTTGGCATTTCTGTGTCTTCTTGTTACTCCAGCTCGGCGGCTGGAGTTTTTTATTTTAACTTTTCCATCTGTGAATTAAAGATTGACTGTGCATCCTGGGCAGGCTTGAGACTGGCTTCGGTGAGCCAGTGGGTCGCTTTGGTCTGTGTTGCGGATTTTCCTCTGAAATAAATCATCTCTAATCTGAATGAGACGTTATCGCCGGATTTTTTGAAGTCTAATACCTTATAGATGTTTTTATTGTATTTGAGATATTTTCCTGGAGCGGATGCGGCTTGAGCTGCGATTACCAGGGCAGAGCGGCCGTTTCCTGCCTGATGAGGATTATATTTAATAATCTTTTTATTAATTTTAGTACGATAGAGGCTTTTCTGGACGAGATTACGGTTTGAGCCTGCGCGAGCTGCAGTGGTTGGAATTGAGAGCTGGCCGCCTGATGGGTTTGTATGGGTGCCGCCTTTTTCCTGGCGTTCGAGATATGGGGCCCGGTCCAGAGCTCCGATATGGCTTTCTATTTCCTCGAAACTCTTTGCTTCTTTAGGAGCCTGCTCGAAGTGTAGTGATTTTTCGGTAAACTGGTTTCTTAAAACAAAATCGTTATGCAGGTTTTCTATTGCGTTTCGACGGGTAAGTGCTGCCTGAATGTTTACGGTTGCGGCGGCGGCTTTTAAAACGTCTTTTTGCATATCTTCGGTGAGTAAATGAAACTTTGACGGGTCATCTATGACCATTTTGTATCCGGAAAACATAAAGGATATTGTGAGGCGGGTTTACTGGAAAATCTATCAATAGTGTTGATAGTTTTTCTTTGAATCCTGAATGAAAATGGTTTTATGATTATTGACGTTAATAGTCCTGTTGTAAATGAGGATTCTCAGACTTTCTGGCGAGATGAATTGACGAATGCGAAAATCTTGCTGTATGAAATTGAAAAAGCGATTAAGGCTTTTAATGAAAATGGAAATATTCAGTCTTACACGATTGATACTGGTCAGGATAAGCAGAGCGTGAGCCGTGCTGATTTGAGTAATTTGTATATGAGGCGCGATAAGCTGCTTGGCGAGATTGCTACGCTTGAGGCTAGATTACACGTTGGGGGCAGCAGGTGTCCTCAGATAATGCCGGGGTTCTGATATGGGTATTTTTAATTTTAAATCACGAAAACAATGGGAAGCTGAGATTTTAAATAAATATCAGCGTATGTTTGCTGAGGCTGTAAGTTCTAATATGACGTGGAATGGCGAAAAATTCCGCGGATCGCTTGGGCTGGTTAAGGTTTTTAATTCGATTGATTACTGGACTTTGAGACAGAAATCGCTTGAGCTTTGGACTGATTCGCCTTATGCGAGAGGTATTCTCCGTCGTATTTTGCGTAATGAGATTTTTACCGGGCTTGTTGCGAACAGTAATCCGATGGCTTCTGTTTTGTGGCCTGATAAGGATGAGATGGAAGCTGCAGATTTAGCTGTAAGTTACGGCGATAAAATTACTTCTCAATTTAATCTTTATGCTAATAACTACGAGCTTTTTGATTACAAAAAAGAATTGACTTTTGGTGAGTTCCAGGAACAGATTCGCCGTGAGGCTTTGCTTTGTGGTGATGGTATTGTGGTTGCTCGTGTGAATCATACTAACGGGCTTCCGATGTGGCAGTGGATTAACGGTAATAACATTAAGCAGCCGGCTAATATGACTTGTGCTAAGGGCCATAGAATTATTCAGGGCGTGGAGCTTGATGAATATAATCGTCATGTTGCTTATTATGTTCAGACTATGGATAACGGGGTTCTTAAAAGTGAGAGAATTCCGGTTAAGGGTGAAAAATCGGGCCGTCAGATAAGCTGGATGGTTTATGGCTCTGAGAAAATGAGTGACCAGGTGAGAGGCGAGCCGCTTTTAGCGAACGTGCTCTCTATGCTTTCTGATATTGATAAATATAAAGATGCTGAAATAAGAGCGGCTGTTATTAACGCTTTGATTGCGTTTACGGTTAAGAAGTCTCCGGAGACTACTCTTGGAACTCGTCCGACTGCAGGCTTGGCTCGTCCTATGAAAGAGGTTGGACCGTTTAATGCAGCTGAGCCGGGGCCTAAAGGTCACCAGCCGATTCAGCTGATGCAGCCTGGTACTGTGTTTGATGACCTTGCTCCAGGCGAGGAAGTTGTAAGCTATTCTACTAACCGGCCGAATGTAAATTACGCTGTATTTGAGGGCGCGATTGTTGATGCGATTTGCTGGAGCCTTGAGATTCCGCCGGAAATTGCAAAATTAAAGTTTACTTCCAGCTATTCTGCGAGCCGTCAGGCTAATAATGAATTTGAGGTTTATCTTAAATATCGTAATTTTAAAAATGCGAAAGACTTTTGTCAGATTATTTTTGAGGAGTTTGTGATTCAGGCGGCTCTTAACGGAATGCTTAATCTGCCTGGTTTTGTTATGGCTTTTGCGGATTCGAGATTGTGGCAGGTAAAAGCTGCATGGCTTAGTTGTTCCTGGGCTGGTATTGCGCGTCCATCTGTTGAGCGTACTAAGGATGTTAAGGCTGCTAACGATGCTCTTGATAATGGTCTTACTACATTTGACGATGAGTGCCGCCGCTTGAATGGTAAATCATTCAGACAGGTTACTGCTCAGCTTAAACGTGAAATTGACCATCTGCGTAAGATGGGATTCACTCCGCATATTCTGGAAGATAATAACGGTAAGGCTGCCTATGATATGGATGGTGGTCAGACTGAAAATACGGACGATACTGCTGATGATTCTGACGATGAGAATACAACTAAATAGGGTGGAGGTGCTTTATGGGTGACGGTATGACTAATAAAGAGCTGATGCTCGAAATGTTTGAAATCTCTAAGAATACTGCGGTGCAGATGACTGAGATGAACGTGAAAATTGAATCGATTGAGAAAAAAGTGGTTGAGCATGAAAAGGTCCTCAAAGAATTTCCGGTGATGATGAATAACATTGAAGTCATCAAAGAGAATACTAATAAACTGGAGGGCAAGCTGGACCGTAGTATTGCGAAGAGTATGGAAAATGATACTCAGATTTGCGGACGGATTGAAAAGCTGGAAAAAAAAAGCGGCGAGGCGGCTCTGGCTCTTTGGAAAAGGATAGGCGTTATCGTTCTGACTATCGTTCTAACATCTGCCGTAAACTTTTTAATTAGTTATTTTTTGAAAAAATAAATATCTGGAGGAGATTAAATGGCAGAGGAAAAGACTGAAAAAACTGAGGAAGAAAAGCCTGGTAAACTTGCGAGCCGTAAGTTTGTGGTGTGGCTGGTATGGTGTGTGATTACTGTATTGGCTGCGGTAGTAGTTTTAATTTGCTGCATTAAGAATGTAAGCGGAGCTGACAGCGCGATTGAGGTGTTTAAGGCAACGCTGCAGGACTTCTTTTATGTTTCACTTTTATATCTTGGTGCTAACGTAGGCCAGAAAGCGGCTTTTGCGATTAGCGATGCTATAAGCTCTAAAAATGAGGAGGGCTTACAATGATTAAAGTGGTTTTAATTTTGGCCGGTGTGATTGTTCTTTTGCTGGTGGCGGGCGTTCTGCTTTTTAAGGCATGGAGAAAACAGGCGAATAAATATAAGGCTGAGCATGAGAGAGCTGAGAGATTGAGTGAGCTTGTGAAAAAAGAGCAGAAACAAAATGAGATTATGACGGAGGAATTGAATAATGCAGAAAAGCAAAATCATAAAACTGATAATCTTAGTGGCCGCGATAAGTTTGATGCCATTACTGACGAGCTGCGTAACGACTAAGACAAAGGTTGTATATGTAGTGCCTGATATGTACTGGCCGGAGTTTCCGAAGCCTGGTACTGATGATGTTGATTATGATGAGGAGAGCAATAAAGTTTTAATGTCTCTGGATTATTACGAGAAGATTAAAAACTTTAAAAATCTTTATAAGGCTACTAAGAGCACTTATGAGCGTACAGCTGAGCTGTATGAGGGAGAGAATAGATAATGACTTTAGATGAATTTTTGACTAAATGGGCCGGTAAGAAGTGTGATTTTGACAAGGTTTATGGGGCTCAGTGTGTGGATCTGTTTCGCCAGCTTTGTCAGGATGTGCTGGGGATTCCTCATACGGGCGGCGTTGAGGGTGCTAAGGATTTATTCTTGAATTACGATAAGATGCCGCTTGAGAAAAAATATTTTATCAGGATTACTGCGAATCCGGTTTGTGGTGATGTGGCTATATGGGGAGCTACGAGCTCTAATAAATATGGTCATGTTGCGATTGTGATTGGTGTTATGGCTGACGGCTCTTTGCTGGTGGCGGAGCAGGACGGCTTAAAGCAGGACGGTGTGAAATTCCGCATTCGTGGCTCTGAGTATCTTTTGGGCTTTTTAAGGGCGAAAAAGTAAAATGAGTGATATAATTAGTAAAAGCCTGAAAGATGATATTCATTCAGGTAACGGGGTTAAGGCTGATGCCGGCAAGCCTGACTGGTCGCTGCTTGATTTGAGACAGATTGAGGGCTGTGTTAAAGTTCTGACTTTTGGTGCTCAAAAATATGCTCGTGATAACTGGAAGAAAGTTCCCGATGGGAAAAACAGATATTATGCTGCATTGCTTCGTCATTTGACAGCGTGGCAGGCCGGAGAAAAGACTGACCCTGAATCTGGAATGAATCATCTGGATCATGCGATGTGTAATTTGTACTTTTTGCGGAGCTTTGACGATAAGTAATTTATTTGAGGAGTTTTATAAAATGGCAGATAATACAAAGGCTGTGCAGGTGGGTGCAGAAAAGGAAAAGATGAGTGTGGATGCTCAGGAATTGCTTAATGATGTTATTTATCATCTGGAATTATATTCTGAGGTGATGGAAAATAACAGAGGTGGATTAAGCGAAAAGTGTGTTACTCATATTGGTAATGCGCTTGGTAATTTATTTGAGAAACTTAGGACGTTATAAGGCGTTTGGGTTTAACATACTTTGTCTCCTTGGTTAAGGTGTTGGAGCTCTGTAATTGCAGTTACAGAGCTCCTTTTTAATTTTAAAACATTTACAATTTTACAATTTTAATTTTACATTTTTTTAATTTTGTTGATAGTTTTTCTTTGAAAACAGACACAAAATAGCATTATGAAGTCTATTTTAGTGAATAAACGGATTGGCGATTCCTGGTGGGAAGAGGGTATTACTGCGAAATATATGCGTAATGAGCTTGAGCAGTATGACCAGGGCGACAATAAGGTTCAGATTGTTATTGATTCGCCTGGCGGTTCTGTCTGGGAATGTATTTCCATTTTTAACGTTATCAGAAACTTTATGAGAGCTCATAAAGAGGTAACTGTTGAAACTTATATTCAGGGAATGGCGGCTTCCAGCGCGTCTATTATTGCGCTTGCTGCAAAAATTGAAAATCCTGATTCTAAAATCATTGTTGAAGATAATTCTGTTTACATGATTCATAACGCGTGGTCTAGCGTTATGGGTAATCACTTAGAGCTTGAAAAAGAGGCTGGTCTTCTTGTTTCGATTGATAACCTGATGGCGAAATATTATACACAGGTTTCGGGCAAGGAAGATAAAGAGGTTCATTCTTTGATGGACGCTGAGACTTTCTTTTTTGGCTCTGAGATTGTTGATGCGGGTTTTGCTGATGAAGTAATTAAGAGCGGCTCTGCTGTTGATAACACTGATAAGGCAGCTCTCTTTAATAACGCTAAGATGTGTGTTGAGAAAACTCGCAAAGAGACAAAGATTGTGGATGAGGCTGACTATAAAGAGATTGCAGCTTCGCTGGAAGGTGCTAAAAACATTCTGGCAGCCTCTCTTGATAAAACTGTGAAAATGGAGCATGGCGCAAGTCATAACGCTCCTGAAAATAATGCCGGGGTTCCGGTAAATAATAACATGGAGGAAGTCGTTATGACACTCGACGAATTGAAAGCCAAAGAGCCTGCTCTTTACGCTCAGGTGTTCGCACTTGGTAAAGATGAAGGTTCTAAGGAAGAACGCGCTCGCTGTGATGCTCATTTGAAGATGGGTGAAATTGCGGGCTGTCTTGATGTTGCTGCCGGCTTTATCCGCGACGGTTCGGCTGTTGCTGATAATAACGTTCAGACAACTTACTTTGAGAAGCGCATTGCTAACGCTGAGAATACAGCTCGCAAGGAAGATAATCCTGCTGATGTTGCTACTCCAGCCGCTTCTACTTCTGAAAAAGAAGATGCTATGATAGCAGCTTTTAATAAGGCTGTTTTGGGAGGCAGATAATGGCTAACATGAACATTCAGAACTATGGTTCTGACAAAGAAATCGTACTCGGTGACGGTTTCTACGAATCTGGAAAGGTAACTATCGCTGCTAACGGCGAAGTTGTTCAGGGTGACCTTTTGGCTCGTGACCGTGGTGGAAGCGGTAAATTTATCCCTTATACAGGTATTGCAGTTTCTGGTCTTATTGACCCTATCTGCGCTATTTACACTGGTAAGGATAAGCTCGAAGGTGGTGCTGGTGGAGCAGATGTTCCTCTTACAGCTTATATCGCTGGTCCTGTTGATGGATCTAAGATTAAGGTTGCTGGTACTGCTGCTACAGCTTTGCAGAAAGATTTGGCTAAGACTGCCGGAATTATTCCTGTAAAGATTACAGAACAGAATTCTACTGATAATCAGTAGTTAAAAGGAGTTTGGATATGCAGAGCGCATTCAAGGAAAAAGTTCTTAAACTTTTTGAATCATTCCCAAAAATGGATAAAATGGGATTCCTCGCTTCTTTCTTTAAGACTAACGAGGAAGATTATACTGATGCTGAATATATCGATATTGATATTGTTCGCTCAGGTGAACAGGTTGCTCCAGTTTTGAGAGACATCTCTAACGGTGCTATCGCTATTGCTGACGATGTATTTACCGGAAAGCAGGTAAAGCCGCCGGTTTATAAACTTGCTCGTCCGGTTAATGTTTTTGACCTGCTCAAGAGACAGCCAGGCGAAAATGAATATGAAGCTATTGGCTCATGGTTCGGTCGTCTTGTTGTAATTCTTAAACGTGCTTTCCAGCTTATGTATGGAATGCTCAGCCGCTCTATTGAGCTGCAGGCTTCTCAGGTTTTGCAGACTGGTACTCTCACTCTTACTGATGATGCCGGTAATACTGCTTACACTCTGGACTTTAAGGCTAAGGCTACTCATATTGCTACTGTTAGCACTAAATGGGATCAGGCTGGTGCTGACCCTATTAAGGATTTGAATACTTTGGCTGATGCTATTCGCGCTGATGGTCTTGTTGATCCAAAAACTATCATTTTTGGTGCTAAGGCTTGGGATGCATTTATCCAGGATACAAAGGTTCAGAATGCTGTTAAGAAAGACGGTCTCGGACTTGGTAATCTCTCTCCTCGCCTGGTAAACAAGGGCGGAAAGTACATGGGTTATCTTGAATCTGGTGCTTATCGCTATGACCTCTGGGTATACAATGGCCGCTATCAGGCATTTAATAGCAGCACTTCTAATCCTTTTGTAAACGAAAAGAAAGTTATTATGCTTGCTGATGTTGAGGATCTTGACTTCCGTCTTGTTTACGGTGGAGTTCCTTCTCTTGGTATGGTTGAGCCATTTGCCAGCGTTGTTCCTGATACTGTTATTTACCAGGGCGGTATGAAGGTTCATAACAAGGTTTATAACAATGATGACAAGGATACTACTGTTGCTCAGGCAACTACTCGTCCTGTTTGTATCCCTGTATCTATTGACCGTTTCGGCTGTCTTACAGTTCTCTCGTAGGCTGAAAGCTGGCGGTGTGTATGAAATACGTTGTTGCTGACGGCGTATGTTTTTATATCAATGGCATTGCTTATGACGAGGGCAAGGAAGTAAAGAAAGAATTCTTTAAGCCTGAATCTGACTTTGACAAGTATGTAGAAGAGAAAAAGATTCTTGCTGTTGGTAAGGAAGAAAAGAAAGCTGCTGACGATAAGGCTGATAAAGCTGATGCGTCTGCAGATAAGGCCGGTGAAGCTGATAAGGCTGATAAAAAAGCCGGCAAGGATAAGAAGTAAATGGGATTGAGACAGCTTGCTGAGGCAGATTTGAAAGTTACACTGACCGACAAAAATGTTGGCGGAGCTGTCGATTTTACTTTGCTTCGGCCTAGTGGCACTGGTTTTACATTGAGCGGATTTGTGGGTGATATTGGCTATCTAGTCGATACGGAAGGAAATCCGATTGCAGGCAGAACGATTACAGCTTGTTATAGAATGAGCGATTTTGTTTCTGAGGGCGAATATGTAAAGCCGGGCCGCGGTTGGCGCATTATTTACACGGATATGAGCGGCCATGAATGGATTTTGTTTGTGGTTCGATTTGAGCCTGACAGAACGCTTGGAGTAGGTCGTTTGATTTGTGCTTTGAATCTTGCTGAATCTAAAGACGATGAAGAGGAGGCGGATGATGAGTGATTATGTTGTGGATGAGCTTTTAAGCTCTCCTGATAACGTGGAAATTGTGCGGGATCAGATTTGCGGAATTCTTGCTTTAGAGACAGCTCATCAATATGAGCTCGCTGATGAAGCTGGAGACACTCGCAAAGAAGATTATAAAATCAAGGTTTATCTTGAGAATGACCAGCCGTGGGAATTACAGACGGAAGACGATAAAGAAGTTTTTCCGCTTGTAAATGTTTCGCTTGTAAGTGTGGACCGTGGTAACGGTTCTACTACTACGAATAAAAATAATGTGACAGCCAGTTTTAACATCGACTGTTACGCGACCGGTACTTTTGATGGTGACGGTCAGACGGGGCGCATGGCGGTAGTAAAGGCCTGGAAGACGGCCAGAATTATCCGGAATATTTTATGCGCTGCGAATTATGCTTACTTGGGTTTGAGGGGCGTGGTTACAGCTCGCCAGGTGAAGAGCCTGACAGCTGGTATGCTGAATCAGCAGAATGCGGCTGGGCGCGTGTGTATTGTTCGCATAGCGATGGACGTGGATTTGATTGAGTTTTCTCCTCAGGTAAGTGGCGTAGAGATTGCGCCAATTTCTTTGGAAATTCTTGACGATACCGGTTTGGTTATCGTAGATATGGATCAGGAGGAATAAAATGGGTGTAAGTGCTTCTGCTATCTCGCGCGTAACCGGCGTAGAAGTTAGCTATAAGAACTTTAACGCTGGCAATGCCGCTCTCTTGCCTCAGAGACTTGCGATTGTGGGTCCTGGTAACAGTGGCGTTGCTTATTCAACTAAAAAATATGAGTGTGAATCTAGCGCGGCTTTGGTGGCAGAGCGTTACGGCTATGGTTCTCCTCTTCACTTGGCTTGTCTGCAGCTTTTCCCTCAGAGTGGAAATGGTGCAAGCTTTCCGGTAACTATTTATCCGGTTGCTGAGGGCGCAAGTGCTGTAGCTGCAGCTGGTTCGCTTGGAGCTACTGGTACTGCTACTGCTAACGGTAGTGGTAAAATTTATATCGGCGGTATTGTAGCTGAGTTTGCTGTTACTAAAGATGACACTAACGATACTATTCTTGGTGCCATTAAGACAGCTATTGACGGCGTTTTGAATATGCCTGTTACTGCCGGCGAAGTTACTGACCATGCGATTGCTCTTACTTCTAAATGTAAGGGTACTATTGGTAATCTTATTAAGATTGAACTTGATGCAGCTATCGCTGGTATTACATTTACTGTAACTCAGCTGAGCGGCGGTTCTATTGACGGTGACGTTGATAGTGCTTTGGCTGCTATTGGTAATGTTTGGGAAACTGTTATTCTGGACCTTTATCCATATAACAATTCTACTAACCTGGATAAATACCAGAATTTTGGTGAAGGTCGCTGGGGCGTTCTTAATAAGAAGGGCTGTCTGGTTGCTCACGGTTGTACTGACAACTATGCTACTCGTACAGCTGTTACTGATGCTCGTCCGAATGATTATATCAATTTCTTGATTGAATCTTGCGGATCTCGCGAGCTTCCTTATGTTGTGGCTGCTAAAGGTCTTGTAAATGACATTATGACACAGGCTGACAAAGATCCAGCTTGCGGCTATAAGGGCCTTTTGACTGGTCTTCATACTGGAGACGACTTGAATCAGGAAGATTATAACGTTCGTAATCAGGCTGTTTCTAAGGGTGCTTCAACTAATATCAAAGAGGGCTCTGCAGCTCGCTTGAATGATATTATCACTTTCTATCATCCGGTTGCTGAGGGTAAATATCCATCTCGCCGCTATGTAGTTGATATGATGAAGCTGATGAATATTGTTTACAATGTTCGTCTCATCATGGAAGCTGACAGCATGATTGGTGTGCCTCTTGTTCCTGATGAGGATGTTGTTACTAATCCGAATGCGGTTCAGCCTAAGATGGTTGTTACTGCTTTTGTAAATCTTGCTAAATCTTTAGCAAAGAAAGCTCTTATTAGTGACGCTGAATTCACTAAGAAGAATCTTAAAGTTGCAATTGATAGCGAAAATCCAAAGAGATTGAATGTTCAGTTCCCTGTTAAGCTCAGTGGTAACATTGAGGTTAGCTCTACTGATGTTTACTTTGGATTCTATCTTGGAGGTGAATAATGGCTTCGGGATGTATTGAATCTATCGTAATCAACGGCCGCCGTTTTACTTGTGATGCAGAGGATACCTGCGAAATCACTTACGACGGTTTTAATAACGAAGTAAAGCCTAATGGTGACGGTACTAACAGAATTGTTAAGAGCCGTCATGCTGGTGCGATTGAAGGATTGAACATCACTCTTAACAGTGAGAATGATGATATGGAATTCCTGAAAGAATGCCAGGACAGCATGGACTTCTTTGATGTATCTGCGACTTTGGTTGATGGTACTGTTATTGGCGGCTCTATGCAGCTTACTGACGCTGTAAAGGCTGACATGAAAGAAGGTACTGCAGGAATTACTTTGAACGGTTCTTGCGAAAAACTTGGTTAATCCAGGACTTTAAGCAGAGGGTTCTTAGTTTTACTGGGGGTTCTCTGCTTTAATTTTTATATAAGGAGATTTGAATTATGGCAGATGAAGTAATTGCTAAAGAACAGGCTGAGAAAGAATTTGAAGATTGGTGCGAGGCCTGCGGTATTGATTGTGATGTGGCTAACATGGACGATGAGAGCGCATCTGATTTTACTGAAAAGAAAAAAAGAATCATTAAGGCCTGCATGAGCGGTCTTTTGGTTTTTGACAATGGTAACATTGTTTATACAATAAGCAATAAAAGTCCGGAAAATTTTGCCGGTGTGCAGCTTAAAATCGGCCAGCCTAGCGGTAAGCTCTTTACTGCTATGGACGGCTTGAAAGATACTCAGCTATTTAAAAAGCAGTGCTGTGTTATGAGCGCGATGACTGGTAAGGATAACGGATTTTTTGAAAAACTTCATGCGATAGATTTTAAGCTCTTGCAGACTATCGCGGTTTTTTTCTTGACTATCTAAAGTTTGAGATTGCGGTAGACGGTAAGAGAAAAAAGGTGGATCTGCTGAGCGGGATTGGTACTGCTTTGAGACAGATTTACAGTGATTATCATTTACCGGTTATGCCGCAAGATTTAACTTTAGGCCAGATTCATTTTTGGTATGATGCTCTGATTCCGGGCTTAATCGAAATTCAAAAATCTACTAAGGAGGCTAAAAAAAATCATGGCAAGTAAATACGCGGTTGAGACTGTTTTTAAGGCTGTTGATGCTATGACGGCTCCGATTAAAAAGATTGAGAACGAAATGAACGGGCTGAAAGGTGTTAGTAAAGCTGTAAGCTCTAAAATAAAAGGTGACATGAAGACTGCTGAAAGGCAGCTTAATGATTTTGGTAAGAGCTGTAAGAATGCGGCTAAGAATCTTTTAGCGATTGGAGCGGCTGCGGTTGGTGCCGGGCTTGTTCTGGCCACTAAGCAATATATTGAATTTGATTCAGCTCTTCATTCTGCAGGAGCGGCGTTTAGTGATATTGACGCTGGTGCTGCAGATTTTGAGGAGCAGCTTACTAAAGTTGGTAAGGCGGCGCGTGATGTTGCGGCTGTTACTGAGTTTAATGCTAAAGATACGGCTGACGCTATGGCTACTCTGGCGCGAGCTGGTGTAGACAGCGTGAATGCTGTTGCGCTTTTGCCAGGCGTTGCTGATTTGGCTACTGCTGCAGGTGTTGGACTTTCTGAGGCTGTTGGTATGGCTGTTGGAAGTCTTAACGTTCTTGGTAAGATGAGTGATGATCCGGTGGTACTTGCTGAAAATATGAAGGTGCTCTCGGATGTGATGGCTTACACTGCTGACAGTGCTAACATGAGCCTGACTGACGTTGCGAATGCGACGGCTCAGGCAGGTAACTTTTTTAATACTGCTAATAATGATATGTATGCTATGAGCGCAGCTTTGACTTCTCTGGCTCAGAGTGGTATTGCCGGTGCTGAGGCTGGTGTGCATTTACGAAATATTATGACCAATCTTTCTACTCCTAAAGCTCAGAAAGAATTAAAAGCTCTGGGAATTAGTGCGGTAGATAGCGAGGGCAATTTACTTAACCTGACTGATATTGTGGGCCAGTTTGATAAAGCTCTGGATGGTATGGGTGACGCTGAAAAGAACGCTATTCTTTATAACGTTTTTGGTAAACAGAATCTCGCTGCTTTTAATGCGCTTTTGAATACTGGTGCTGATGCTCTTGGCGAATATTCTAAGAGAGCTGAGGAGAGCTTTGGAGCGGCTGCTACTAAGGCCGGCGCAATGAGAATGAGCCTAGCTAATCAGATTGAGGTTTTAAAATCCGGATTGACTGAGCTTGGATTTAAGTTTGTTGAAGCCTTTAAGACTAAGGGTAGTGGTGCTCTGCAAAATCTTATTAACTGGGTTCAGCAGTTTGATCCGACTACTTTGATTGCAGCTGTTGTCAGTATTACTGATGGAATTTCTCGACTTGTTTCGATTGTGTGGGCTTTGAGAGCTCCTATTATTGCGGTTGTTGGTGCTATGACACTTTATAAGACTGTGATTATGGGTACTGTTATTGCGATGAAAGCATGGCAGGCGATTCAGGTTATTATTAAGGCGGCTCAGATTGGCTGGATCGCTCTTACTCACGGATTGACAGCTGGTAAGGCTGCTTTGACGGCTGCGATTGCGGCTGAGACTGCAGCTCTGGGTGGTGAGACGGCTGCTACTACAGCGGCAACTGCAGCTCAGACAGGCTTTAATATCGCAATGCTGGCAAATCCGGTTACCTGGATTGTATTGGGTATTATTGCTCTTATTGCAGCTATTGTGGCTTTAGCTATGAACTGGGATAAGGTAACGGCTGCAATGCAGAAAGCCTGGCAATGGATTAAAAATGTGGCTGAGGTTATCTGGAATGTGCTTTTGGGTGCTTTGCAGAAACTCTGGGAGCCGATTGCGAATATTATTAACGCTTTCCGTGAGGGTGGCTTTGTTGCTGGTATTAAGCAGATTGGAGCTACTATTTTGAAGTGGCTTTTGACGCCGGTTCAAAAATTACTCGGTATGCTTAGTCATATTCCTGGTATTGGCGGAAAGATTGCTGAGTTTAATTCTGGTATTGATGACTTTATAAACTCGATGACTTATGAAGCTCAGAAAGAGGATGAGAAAGAGGACCAGGGAGCGGGCGTTACTGGTTATGCGCCTGTTACTCCGGCTGAGCGTTACTCTTATGAGCAGAGTACGACGGTTAATGAGAGCCGCATGACTATCGGGCTTGAAAAAGGCGTTCAGGCTAAGGTTAGCGGCCCGGCTCCTGGAATTACTATTGCGAGTGCTTCCAGCGGCAGTTTTTAGTGGATATTGGTAGTTATTGCTACTGAATATAGGAGGATGAGATGAAAAACGCTCTTAAATGGATTTTTCTTGGCCTGCTGGTTGCAGGTGCGGTAGTTGCAGCTTTAACTGATATTCCTATTGCAGAATACTCAGCTCTTGCTGTTGCTTTTGTTTCGGCCGCTGCTCTTTGTGTGACTACTTACAAAAAGTCAGAAAAAAAGGGCTGGAAGGTCATTGCTGCCATTGTTCTTATCGCTGTGGGCGCGTTCGGGCTCGGCTTTATGGGCGTTGCTCCGGATGCAATATCTAAGATTATTGCAGCGGTTGGCGGCGTTGTTCTTTTGCTGTTCGGCATAATTGTCGGAGTTATCCAGGAAAAGAAAAAATAATTTTGATGTAATCGGTCATCTGCCGTTTACATAAACTCTCTCCGTGGGAGCGTGTCAGGTTACCTGGTGCGCTCCCTTTTTTATTGTGTTTTCGTGATATTTTCTTGATGTGGCGAATTGTGGATAACTTGTGGGAAGTGTGGATAAAACGCCACTATTAAAAAATTGTGTGTTGTTGATAGTTTTTCTTTGAATCCTGAATAAAAATGGAATCATGGAATTGAATGACATTAAATACACTTCGCCTAGCGGTAAAGAGTTTTCTTTTGTTTTTGATAATGTTTCTAAAGAAACTGACCTGAAAACTGCGACTTTTACTTTTCCGGAAAAGGACGGAGCTTATATCCAGAGCTTAGGCCGTGGCGGACGCCGCTTTCCTCTTACCTGTATTTTTACAGGTGAGAATTGTATGCAGAAAGCTGATGAATTTGAGGCGGCTCTGGAAGAGAGAGGAATCGGTTCTTTAAGGCATCCTGTATACGGTACTCGCGCTGTTGTGCCGACTGGTACTATTAAGCGCGAGGATGGTCTTGTTACTGAGGTTAATACTTCTACTGTCACTGTTACTTTTTCTGAGACTAATACTGATAAAGAGGTTCTCCAGAGCGTTACTGAAAGCAGCTCTGATATTACTAAGGCTGCGGATGTTTTTGTTGATAACTGTATTGATGAGGTTGTCGCTAATATTTCGCTTGACAGTGCGCCTGAGGTTTTGCAGGTTCAGACTATTTGCGCTGATTCTGCAAAAATCATCTGTGATAACATTGATAATTATGCGGATGACGTTGCTACAAAAAGCAGCCGTTTTAATTTGAATGATTTTACGAATGGAGCTTACAGGGCTATTAGAAAAGTAGTGAATAATGCTACTGCAGCCACTAACGATATTCGTGGTTATTCTGCTACGGTTTTGAAGCTGATGAGGTTGCCGGCGACTGTTGTTTGTGCGCCTATGGAGATTATCACTTCTTACAGTAACATGATTAAGGATATTGTTAAGAAGTTTAAGAATGATCCATTCGGTGATAAGAAAATTAAAAATCAATATACCATGATGAAAATGTCGCTGCAGGGTGCGGTTTGCGCTATCTGCGAGGGCGTGACTTTTGCGTGTGGCCAGAGCTCATCTTCTGACGGCGGTAATGGCGGTCAGGAAGGTTTTAAGAGCCGTGAGGAAGCTATTGCTGCAGCTGAGGATCTGCAGGATATTTTTGAGAGCGTGAAAGATAAGCTCGATAAAGAGCTTGATAAGGATGTTTTGATTGAGACTTCGGAAAGCTATTCTGCATTGCTGGAAGTTTATCAGAAAACTGTTGCTCTGGTATTAAATACAGCTTTCAGTCTGAGAAAAAGACGTGTGATTGTTCTGGATCGTGATAGACAGGTTATTGAGCTTTTGGCTGAACTTTACGGTGATATTGATAATCATATTGACGAATTCATTATTGATAATGATTTGAATATTGATGAGATTGGCGTGCTGCCTATGGGAAAAGAGGTGGCATATTATGTCTAAGAGTTACACTGTAAAGGGCGGCGATACTCTTAGCGCAATTAGTACGCGTCAGTATGGCCTTGCCGGAAAATGGGTTTTAATTAAAAATGCGAATCCTCAGCTTGTGGGCCGTAAGATTGCTGTTGATGGTTCTCCTTTAATATATCCTGGTGACATTTTAATTATTCCTGATGATGAAAAGCCGACTGCTTCTGTGAGCGCAAGTATGCCGGAGGGCACTGTTCCATCGGTGCTGGATGATGGGGCTGAGCAAGATATTACTATTTTGATTGACGGCAAGGCTTTTACTGGATTTTCAGGTTATACAATTTCGATGAGCGTTGATAGTTTTGATGCTTTCAGTTTTTCGGCTCCTTTTGATGATACTGTGAAAAATTACAGGGCAGCTTTCCGTCCTTTTACCTATAAGCAGTGCTCGGTTTATTACGATAAGAAATTGCTTTTTAATGGCACTTTGCTTACTCCGAATCCGGAAGTCGATGCTGATAAAAAAACTATCACTCTGCAGGGGTATCCGGCTTGCGGTTGTGTGAATGAGGTTTGTTTACCAGAGACAAAATATCCGCCGGAATATAACGGAATGAAGCTCGGAGAAATTGCGAAAGATTGCTGCGGACCTTTTGGTTTTGGTGTTTCGATTGATGGTGAAGAGGGTGCGGCTTTTGAGAAAGTTGAATACTCTCCAGGCGATACTCTTTTTAATTTTATTAAGAAGCTCTGTGAGCAGCGCGGCTTAATTATTACTAATAAGCCTAACGGCGATTTGCTTTTGTGGCAGCCTAAAAAAGAAAAAGTATGCGCAACTATTAAAGAGGGTGAGGAGCCGTTTTTGAGCTGCAAGCCGTCTTTTGATAGTCAGAAATTCTTTAGTCATATTACCGGATTTTCTAAGGTTGAAAATGAAGAGGATGCGGACCATTACACTTATGAGAATAAGCTGCTGACTAAGGCCGGCGTTTTGCGTCCTTTTACTTTTGTTGCTGATGACGCTACGAGTACGGATCTGCAGAATGCGGTTGAAGCTAAGGCAGGCCGTATGTTTGCCAGTGCTGCGAGTTATGAGCTTAAAGTAATTGGTCATAAAACTCCTAAAGGTGATTTGTGGCAGAAAAATATGGCTATATCATTGCTCGCGCCTGGAGCGATGATTTATAGAGAAACAGTCTTTTTGGTTGATAACGTGACTATTCAGAGAAGTGATTCTGATGGAAACGTTACGACTTTGAAACTGGTTTTACCTGGTGCGCGTGACGGCTCTTTGCCGGAGGAGTTTCCGTGGGAAGAATAGGAAAACTGATTAAGACTGAGATTGAAAAGTTTATAGTGGCGACGATTGAGACGCGCTATAAGTTTAATCAGTCTTGTGATATGTACGCTGCCAGCGGTGAAGATGCGCCGCCGCTTCCTGATGACCGAATCGCTTTAATTTCGATTGACGGTACTGGAAAAATGGCGGCCGTGGGTGTGCTTATGGTTAGCCAGGGGGCGGAGCCAGGAGAGCGCATCTTATATTCGCGTGACAGTGACGGTGCGGTTCAGGCTGTCTTAAAACTCCTGGGCGACGGTAAGATTGAAGCCGTTTCTCCTGGAGGCGTTTCGCTTTCTACTGATGATAAGCTGGAAGTAAACGTGAAAAAAGATGCTGATGTGAAAGTGGACGGAAATACTAAATTTTCCGGAAAGCTGGAAATTACCGGCGGCAATATGAAGTGTAAGGGAACGGCTACGCCTAGCGGCACTGGCTGTTTTTGTGCTCTTCCGACTTGTCCTGTGACCGGGGCTCCTCATAGCGGGGAGATGGTGCTTAATACATAGGTGGTGCAATATGGCGATGAATGGAGATACGTTGGGGCTTGCGATTGCTGATGCCGTACTGGATAGCAGCGCAAGTGAAGAGGGAAAAACTCAATGCCAGGAGTTTTGGAAAAAGGTTGCGAATGAAATAGTTTCGCATATTCAGCAGAATGCGGAGGTTCCGGCCGGAATTACGGTTACTACTACTGACACTGTTCCTGGTGTTCATAGTGCTCATACTGGTTCGACGGTGGCTCCAGGGCAGGTTGTATGACAGATTTTGAGGGCGATGTTTTATTTACTGATACGAATGACGGCGGCGTTATAACTGTTGAGGATGGGCTTATTCTCTGCGATAAGACTTTTAAGACGGCGGTTTACCTGTCTTTATTCGGCGGTAATTTTGAGGATGACGGAGTTACGGATAAAGGAAAAGCGTTCTGGGGTAATTTGATTGGTGCTGAAAATACAAAGATGGTGAGTAAGTTCCAGAATATTATCTGCAGCTTTCCGATGACTACTAAAAACTTAAAGCTCGCTGAGGATGCGGCCTGCAGCGATTTACAGTGGCTTATTGATGACGGCATTGCTGATGAGGTTACTGTAAAGGGAAAAATTAAAGATGTGAAAAATGCGGATTTTGAGATTAACGCTCTGAAATCCGGAGAAAATATTTTAAGTACGACGTATGGCGTTGAATGGGAGGCTATGAGCAATGGACTTTAATTTTGAAAATAAAACAATTCAGGAAGTTTATGACCTGACTTTGAATGGATTTGAGACTGAGTTTAATACTCGGTTTAGATTGCTTCCTAAGGCTTTTGTTCATGTTACCTGTAAGGTAATTGCCGGACTTTACATTACACTTTACAAAATGGCTGCGTGGATCTTCCTGCAGATATTTCCATCTACGGCTCAGTTTGGTGTTGTGAAAATCCTGGGAAAAGAGATAAATCCGCTGGTTGAGCATGGGAATCAGATTGGATGCGGTAAGCCTTATGAAGCTACTACTTTTCAGGCTAAGGCTGAAATCTTGGTTCTGGCCGATGGAGTTCTCAATTCGGGTACTCAGCTTAAAAGTTCCCTCACTGGGAAACTTTATTTAGTTACTACAACTACAATCATCCATCTTTCTGATGGAGCCAGCCAATTGATAGATATTGAATGTACTGAATCTGGTACTGCAGGAAATTTGAGCGAAGATGACGAGCTCAAGTTTGTGAATCCGATTGGATTCCTGGGAGACACTGCGACTATTGATGAAGTTACTACTGAGGCTGTTGATGGTGAAAGTGCTGATTCTTACAGGCATAGAGTTGTAACAAGATGGAAAACTCAGCCTCAGGGTGGTGCTTTGAGTGATTATCGAATCTGGGGTAATGAAGTGCCGGGCGTTTATCAGGTTTATGTTTATTCTGATGATGATTCTGCAGCCGGTGTTATTTTGTATGTTTGCGCTGATAAGGAATTGACCGGCTCTCGTGTTGCTGATGCAGCTTTGCTTAAAGCCGTCGGTGAGAGCTGCTCTTATAATCCGGATACTGGTGCTGCAGACAGAAAGCCTCTTACTGCGGTTTTGGACCCGGATTTTGATGAATCTTATAAAAACGTAAAGACTATCACCGAAGAGATTTTTGATGTTTATATCACTGGATATACCGGCGATGTGGATATTATGAAAGATACTGCTAAGAGCAATATTGAGAATTATCTTTTGGAGCGTGAGCCTTATATTCGCGGGCTTTCTGTTGATAATAACAGATTTGATTCTATTTCGGTTAATAACCTGGTTGGTATTGTGAATGAGATTGCGATTGCTAATACTGCGAGCTTTACTGGCGTGAGCCTGCAGCATAGTAATGAAACTATTTCAAGTTACCAGCTGGGCCGTGGTGAACTTGCTAAGCTGGGTAATCTTTATATTAACGGGGTGGCTGTATGATTTGGCTGAAAGCTATTCAGCTTTTATATCCTCGCTCTAAGGCTTTCCGTAGTATTTGCGATAACTATTTTCGCCGGTTCTGTAAGGTTTTAGGCTATGTGCCGACTGACTTTAGAACTTATCTGGAAAATATTTACGGTGACAGATTCGCTGATACTACCAGGGAAATTGGAGCCTGGGAAAAGCAGTTTGGTGTAATTTTTGCGGCTGAATATGATGATTCTATCCGGAGAAAACTTTTAAGCTCGTTCTGGCAGATTAACGAGGGCGGCCAGGGTAAGGATTATCTTTTGAAAATCCTGCAGCTTATTTCTAAGGATTTTCAGATTGTCGAAAATGTGCCGGTAAGAGATCCGCGAGACAGTAACGCTGTTTATGCAGCTGTAAACGGAAATAAAAGAATGGTGAACGGTAATAAGTACGCTGTGAATGGTTATAAGCTGGGAGATTCGTCTTTTATTCCTTCGGTCTTAAAAAATGATTCTGAATCTTTCTATGCGCTGCCGTCGGTTCCTGATTACTGGAGAAACTGTTTCTTTATTTGTAAGGGCGTTGTGCGTAATCGTTATGGCGCGATTATGTATGTTGAGAAATTGCAGATTGAGCAAAAATGGCAGAATTTTCTGGAGTATATCGTTTTGAAAATTAAGCCGGCTCATACTACGGCGATTTTGTTTGTGGAATATATCTAAGGCAGGAGGTAAAAGATGATTAAGATAGATTCGACTTATTCTAACTATTTTGATAATACTGACCCGGATTATCCAGGCGGTAAAGCGATTGATGCGGCTACTGATGAGGGTATTGACGGTACTCCTTATAAAGCCGTGTGGATGAATGATATTATCGGAGCTCGCCAGGCGTTATGGGTTGCGGCTTTTGGTGATATTACTGGCGTCAGCGGTAATCCTGATAAGGTTGGCGCATCTGATGTGCTTACTGCAATTTTACAGCTTATTGAGAATAAACTTATGGGTTGTTTCCTGCAGGTGGAGACTGATGAAGCTGAGCCGCTTATTCCGTGGGCCAGTCTGAATAGAACTTATAACTCTAACATAAATTATCTGGTTTATGCGGTTATGGCTGAGGATGACGGTGACGTTTTACCTATCAGGACTAAAGTTGATTCTACCGGTTTACATCTTGTAATCCGTGAGATTGCTGAAAATGGAAAAGTGCAAAATATAAATCGCTCGGTAAAATGGGGCGGTTTTAAGTTTGGTGAGAAAAAATGGGGCGAGGGCGTTCCATTCAAAATAAACATCATAATTAAGGAGGCCTGAAAATGGTTGGAGTGCCTAAATCGTATAATACGAAAAAGGACTATGAAAATGCCGTTGATTATGTTTGCTCAACTAATAGCGGTAAGGGTGAGCTCGTAAGAGCTTTGAAGGATTTGAAAGAAAATACAACTATGTTGGTTCTTAAAAAATCCAGCGAAGGTAAAGCTGCTGAGGATCAGACTGCAGCTGATTACGAGGAAGTTGAAAATCCGGCTTGTAAGAAAATTAAGCTCGGATTTACTGATGCTGAAATCGACGCTCTTCTTGCGCGTCTGGGAGAATAAAGATGGCTTTGAAACTTTGGCAGGATGGCGTTGATAACGCTTCGGTTGCTACAATTCCTGAAAATGGGAATTTCAAGTGTGTTGGATCTTCTTTCCTGGTAAAGAAAGATCCGTTCGCTTATACAGAAAATAAGCTGATTTTAAAAGATGGCTTTGCGGTTGATTTGTATGATGGCGTTGCATGGCGTCAGATTACTAACAGAGCTGCAATTGAATTTGATCCAGCTGAGAATCTTGATACTGGTGATACTCTGTCTCATGGTAAGGACTATTATGTTTATATTACTTTGACAGGTACTACTGTTGCGATTGTGGTTTCTTTGAATTCTACTTATCCGGATGGATTCAATGCGAATAACTCTCGTAAGATTGGTGGATTCCATGTTGGCCATATCAGAAAAGTTTCTGATGACGGCTTGTGGGTTCCTATTGATTCTGCTGGTAACAAGTTTGGATCATCTGGTACAAAATGGCAGGATAACGTTGCGACTGGTATTGTTCCTAACTCGGTATGGGATTTGAGAAATCGTCCTCGCGTTATAACTCCTGGTATGGTTAAAATCAATGAGAATCTCTGGGAAGGTATTTATATTCCTTCGGTTGATGAAGCCATTACATTTATGGCCGGCACTAACGGTCTTTCTGTTGCTGAGGGCAAGCTGAAAATTGCTTATGGTGAACTTCCGGCTACTGGTACTGAGGGCTTGAATCAGTTTAACTTTAATGAGCTTGCAGCTCGCCAGGGCTTGCGTCTGCTTTCTTATGATGAATGGATGCAGGGTGCTTTTGGTTCTCCTCAGGGCGAAGATGGTTCTAATAACTACGGCTGGACTAAGACAACTAATACGGCAAGATGCCGCACTGGTTGTCAGGTTGATCCTTCTACCGGCGATTTTGATAATGTCAGTGGCGTGAAGCCTTATGCTATTTCGGCTAAAAATGTCGTTGATTGTGCGGGCAATGTTTCAGAATGGACTAAAACATTCTCTCTTGATTTTAGTTCTACTAGTTGGAACTGGCAGAATGTTCTCGGTGCTAATCAGGGTCAGGCTTATCTTCCTAACAGCGGTGGCTTGCGCGCGTTGCATTGCGGTAGCAGCTGGGGTAGTGGTGTGCGCTGCGGTCCTCGCACGGTGTACGGTTACAGC